TTGCATACTCGAGATAAGTATTTTGTAAATCACTAGGAACTTGAAATTCACTAAATACTTTTTGCAATAACTGTGTTGGATTTGATACATATTCACTTATTGTTAAAGCTTTTGAAGGTGTAATGTAAAGTTCTTGGTAAGCCATTAATAATTTTCTAATTTGTGCTGATAATTTGTAAATACCTAATAAAACGTCATTAATACCATATTGCTTTAATAAACTTTCTAGCTGTGTATTTTGCACGCCGTAAACTAAAAGTTGGATATATTCATTTTTAAGAGATTGTACATATTCTCCTATAAAAATTTGTTGAAATAAATTAACGTGTAAATTTAACAGTTCTGATGGTATAAACGAATATTCAACAAGTTGATTAAGCGGATAATTATATTTGATTGCATTTTCAATGTTAGAAAGTGAAGGTAAATATTTTCTCCAAATTTCCAAACCAAATGTTGAAGCGTATTGTTCCAACAACACTTTTATTTGATTATCTGGAATTCCTAATTTTCTTAATTCATTTTCGGCATTACCTAAGTTTACTGGTATTTTACCAACTTTGAAAAGTTCTCCTTGTACTATATTACTAATAATTGTGTGTAAACTGTAAAATGTGGGTATGTAAGTTTGTACAAATAAATTAGCTAAATCTTTTTGCATACCTAAATTTTCAAGTCTATTTATTGCAGAAGTTGGAGTTATTTGTAAATCTTTTAATAATGTTTTTATATATTCTAATTCTGTTGTTAATTGAAAAACTTGAATTGCCGGTTTAATTTCATATTCTACAATATCTTTCGGTAATTTTGAAATATTTGCAGAAATGCCGTGTCTTGCCAACTGTGTATAATAACTTATAATTTTTGGATATATGTATTCAAAATAAAACTTTTGTGTATAAATGTCAATTGCAGTTTTATCTTTTACAATTTTTCCTAGTTCTGTATTTAATTGTTGTTGGTCGAAATAAAGAACTTTTGCAATACTTTCAATTAATGAAAATTGGAGTTTTGCAATGTTTATATTATATTCTTCTTGTATTATTTCATTTACCAAATAATCATTTACTTTTAATTTTCTTAATTCTGTTTCCACAAATTTGGGATCAACTAAAAAGCTTCTTAATTGTTGTCTTAGTATATTTAAAGTTGAAGATATGGCAATTTCTTGGTTTAGGTAATTTAAAAACACATCTTCAAACTCTTTTATAACACCTATTGCATTTAGCTCTTTTTTAATTTCGTCAACACTTAAATACCCTTTTCTGGCTAAACTTTCAATTTGCGAAATTTGATATTTTATAAGTGGTGCAGTTTGGTACTCAAAAATTGTCTCAGAAATTATTGAATTATCGAAACCTAAGCTTTTTAATCCTTTTTCTGCGTCTCTACTACTTATAATATAATTTTGTAATTTAAACTGAAATTCTTTTAGCAAATGTTGTAATTGTATGTATTTAAGCTCTCCTTGTAAAATTGCTAGTGCTACATTTTCATTAAAATTATTAGCTTTTAATTCTGATTTTATTTCTTTTTCATTAAATATCCCCAATCTCACAATTTGTTGTAATTGCGTTAATAACAATTGGTTAGTATAAACAATTTGCGATTCTTCAATCATGATATTAAAAACTTGTTCTACTTGTGTTGGGTAACCTAAACTTTTGAATAAAGTTTGTATTGTTGTTTGTAAAAACTTTAAATCAATGTAAGGCCTTCCAAAATTTGTTAATGCCCTACTTAAAAGTGATCTTAAAAATTGCCTTATAAGTCTTTGTGTTGCGTATTGGTATTCAAGGTCAAAAACTTTTAAAAATAGGTCTTTGCCGGCTAAATTAATATTTTTAATAATTTCTTCATAAGCTTGCGAAGGTGTTACTACAAATTGTCTAATGCCTTCTTCAACTGCTTTTTGCAATAAACGTGCCGTCTCATTTTTATACATTAATTGTGCAGTTCTTGGAGTTATTAAATTATTATATGAATATTGTGAAACAGCGTCAAAATTCAAAATTCCGAATTGTGCACCTAAAATAACATCACGAATTGAGACGGGTTTAAATATAGGGTTTAAAGGTACAAAATCATTAGCCGGAGGTGTTAAATAAGCATCAGTAAACCAAGCGGGGAAACCAGTTAATAAGATTGTTTCACTTAAATGGTCTTGAATTTCGGAAAATGACCTAACAGCTACCCATTTCGCAATTTCTCGAAATGGTGGATCAGCAAACGGTAAATCTCCAAGACCTATGTTATTAAATATTTCTCTTGCAGTTATTTTAAAATCTGCAACAAAAGGTTCTTTTAAAAATTCCTTAAGAGTAACTTGTATTTCTTGTCTAACTTCATTTAAAAAATCAACTCCAGATTCTGCAAAAGCTTTTATAATTTCTCCAAATTTTATTGGGATTCTACCACCTAAACCAATTGGTGCCAAAGAAATTTCAATTTCAGGTAAAATTTCAGCTAATTTTTCTGAAATTGCAGGTAAAAATTTGCCAATTGTTATCGGAGCTATAAAAGGAGTTAAAAATTGTACAATTTGTGAAATTGCCGGCGCTATGCGCAACATATTTGAACCAAAGCCGGATAAAAAGTCTTGCACAACTGTTGCAATTATTTGCGAAAACACATTTGCAATGTTTTGAAAAAAACCATAAGCATCATTTATAAATTGTGAAGCGATTGATGATAAAACTTGAAAAGCGTTTACAATTTGTTGTTCAAGCCAACTTAAAAAACCTTGTATAATTGGTATCGCAGTTTGGACAAAATTTTGTAAAATTGTGAGAAAATCAGTTGCAATATTTTGCATAAAAGTAGGTATATCGCTAATTGCTTGGCCTATAAAACTAAATGTATTTTGTATATCTGTGGTTATTGCGTTCATAAAATTTATAAATGTTGAACTTACCCAATTTGCAAAGTTTTCTAACGCTGATATCTCATCAGAGAAAAACGTACCAATAGCTCCTAAGTCAAATATTGTACTCATATTATTTATACTATCACAAAACAAAAATATAAATGATACTGGTAAAATTCAAAAAATTTTTACCTTTTAATTTAAAGCTTACTCATTTGGTTTCTCGCTTTCCCCCTTTACTTGCAATTTTCTCATTTCTTTAACAATTTTTACAACTTCTAGCGCTTTTTGAAAAACTTCGCTTTTTCTTACATTTTCATCGTTACACGTGGCTAACGCCATTGTTAAATCATCAAGCGCTAAATAAAGTTTAGCTGTTATTTCCGTACTTAAACTTGATTTTCTCTTTACCTCGGACATCTTGCTTTAAATTATAAAATATGACACTTTTATATTTTTTATAATGAACAACAACTAAAGTCTTGCATTCACAAAAATTAAACATTTCGCAAAATTTGAATAGTTTTTCAATTTGTTGTTTATCTATTTCAACATAATTTTTTGAAGTAGATTTAACTTCAATTGCGAAAATTACGTTATTATGTGTTGCTATAATATCCGGCAGTGCTTGTTTTCCAGTTCCAGAAACTGGTATTCTTAAAACTTTATAACCACCTTTTTCTAATATTTCCAAAGTTTTATATTCATAATATTTGCCGGATTGTCGAAAATTCATGGCTTACCCCTTATTTAGCCATTTAATAAATATTGGGTGTTTTGTCCTATTTGTTTCTCCAATTTGTTGAAAACCGGCTTTTTTATATAAAGCGTTTGAATGGCCTAACATACCTAAAGTCCACAACACTTCAATCCCGTCATTTTTAAGTTTTTCACTTAAATCAATTAAAAATTTAACTAAGTAATCTCCCGGTGCCGTTTTTGTAATTCTTCTAATAAAATATGTCCTGTCAAATGGAATATTATAATTTTGTGCAATAAAACGAAAAGGCGTATTATCGTGAAGCCACGCAACTGCAACTATAAATTTTTGGTTTTCTTCATTTGCAATATATAAAAAATAACGGGAATATTTTCCAGCTCCACTACCTTGAGGTATTGATTGCGAATGATAAAATTCAATTAACAACCTTGCAAATTTTATTAATTCTTTTTCTTTTGCTTCTTCAATTGCAAACTCCATATTTACCAACAATTATTACAGTGTATGACATATATATACATTATGCGTATTGTGAATTTTTGTTTTTTAACTGCACATTTGTAATTATGGCTACTGTGTTAAGTAAAAGAAATATTGCATCGATGAAACAAAAATTATATCAAAAAGTTTTAAAAAGGGATACATTTCCGGCATTTTCATCAATGTTTGACGCCGGTGTTTCTTCAGTTTTACCTTCGGCATTGGAAAGTATTGAAATTCCGGAAGGTATAAATACAAATTATGGTATTGCTTACGCTTCAATTATTACAACTTTGCTTTCTTCATTAAATAATTTAGCAATTTCAACATTTAATTCTGATATAACAAGTTTTACAAATTTACAACTAGGTTTTACTCCTTTGTTTGGTACTACAAGCGGTTTACAATTTGTACAACAAAGTACCGCTTTGTATGATAATTATGTAAAATTATGTTCAACTTTGTATCAACCGGCAGTTTTTGATGAAACTTATTTTGATTTAAGTGTTTATCAACCGGCGCTAGCAATTGAATACCAAAACGCTTCTTGTAAAAAAATTGAAAAATATTTTTCTCAACTACCAGTTTCAAACATTTCTGTTGATCTACCTAGTTTAGGTATTGGTAATACTAGTATTACAAGTTCTGATAGTTTTAGTTTACAAAATATACAAAATACCGGAGTTAATGATTTATTAAATACATTAAATATAAACTATAACCAATTGCCCGATTTAGCTAAGTTTGTTATTTCGTTTGTTCCAAATTTAAACGAAATAATTAATAGTGGACTTGCGCTTGATGTTGGGTGGTTAGATAGGTGTGTTTTAGTCCCAAATATTGAAAAAATACCAAGTCATAAAGTACAATTACAAAATGGTATGATTTTGCAAAATTTTGCGAATGTTTTTGGGATGATTTTGGATTATACACCTTTAGATTTTGCGGTTTTAATTTCCGAATTTAATCCTAATAATGTTACACAACTAGATTTAGTTGCTATTTTAACTGCTGATAAAACTGTAATTTCAATATTTGGCAGTTTGTTTAAATTGCATTTGTATGACCCTTCACCAGGTGGGACAAATATAGCTTATAATTCAGAAATTGAGAATTATGCTGTTACTTATCAACAATTTCTCAACATTCAACAAATTGTTAATAAGAAATATGCCAATATTTGGTACGCTAAAATGGTGGCAAGTGCAATTATTGAAATTGCAAGATATCCATATCAACAAAATTATAGTTATAATTCCGGAAAAAGGACATTATCCTATCAAGATTTTTTAAATTATTGGCAAACAAAATGGTCTTTTTATGGGGTTTCGCAAGAAGATTTACAATTTGCACAACAACTTGGAGAACAATTGCAGGGCCAAGCCCAAGTTGAAAATGTGTTAAAACAAGCACAAAAATCTACTAAAGTAAAACAATATAAACCGATATTTTATTATAAAAACTTCCAAAATATTGCAAGTAGGTAACACAAAATTTCCACACCATATTCCTAATATTTTATATATAGCGTGGTGTAATTGTGGAACTACACAAAAACAGTGCTATATTCCTAATATAATATATATAACTCAGCATTTTTGTGGAATTACAATATTTTTATAACAAAAAACCGTACAAAAAGCGAGTCATATTCCTTATATTTTATATATAGCGTGGTGGTACTGAGTATTTTTTATCTCCTTTTTGCAAAATATTAATTGTGAAAGAAATAGACCCTTTTGCAAACTTGTTTGGAATTGTTAGGTTAGCAATTGACAAAATCAGAGAATTGGAATTACAAGGTCAAATTTACGGTTTATCTCGTTATCTTCCAAATTCAATTATTCTTGTAAAAACTATAAATTTTCCTTTGATTGTGGATTTATATATTCCAGGTTTTACTTTTTATTTTCAATTTCTCATAGTAAAAGACCCAAAAACTAACCAAATTGGAATAAGTGATTTTAGGGTAGTTTACCCGCAACCTATTGCAATACAAACAAACACTATGAATAATTTGCCGGGCATGGACATAAACCCAACAACTGGTGAAGAAGATGGATGAAATAACTTTAATATTTGCAATTATCTCAACAACAATAACTACTTTACTTGCAATTATTCAACTTTATATAAAAATTAAAAATGCGTTAAAAGACGCTGTAAAAGAAATTGTAGACTCAGAACTACAAAATTTGAAAATACAAATTGAAGAACTAAAAATAAGCCAAAATGAACTAAAAACACAAATTGAAGAAATAAAAAGAAAAATATATGAAAAGAAATAAATATTATTCCATAAACCTTATATATAACCTTTCAATATTATAATTTTTAGCTAATTCTTTTAAGTTTTTACTCCTTTCTTCTCTATCTTTTAATTCAGTTGCAATAAAAATTGCATTTATCATATTTTCTGTATTAAATTTATAAATTTGCCATTTTTGACCGTGGTCTTTATCATAATACTCTTCAACTTTATCATTTTTAATTAACAAATTCCATTGCCAACTTGTAAACTCATCAAAAGGAGGTATTAATTGATGAATAACTGGTGTACCCATTGCCATACTTTCTAATACTGGCAAACCGAAACCTTCTGCCCCTGACGGTACAATTATATAATCCATAATTGAATAAAAAGCAAAAATATATTCTCTGGGGTTATAACCGAATTCGCTAACAAAATGCACATTTTGTGGGACTTCATATTCTTTAAATTGTTTATGAGAAATTACAAAAAAGTGTACTTTTTTTGCTAATCCTGTATATTTTGTATTTAATTCTCTAAATACTTCTAACATTAAATCCATATTTTTTCTCTTTGTTAAACCCGAGACAATACCAAACTTTATTGCGTTAGGAAAATCTTTATTTATTTTTTCTTTTAATTGCGGTATAAATTCTTCAGCTTTTTTAACGACATCAAAATTTATACCGTGGAAAACCGGTAAATCCACTCTCAGACCTACTTCTTCCAAATTTTTAGCTGTAAATTTAGAATTAGGTATAAAAGTTATATCTTGTAATAAATATTTATTTACAATTTCTAAATTTGGTATTCCGTCAGCAGTTGTATAAAAATATTTTGTATTTTTAAATTGGTTATAAGCGTAAAGATAAGGGTTAAGTGTAGGAGGGTGAAAAGGTACAAAAACAATTAATTTATCACTTTGTGGAATTAAATACGGAATTGTAGAAATTGTAACAATTTCTCCGTTTTTTCTTAATATACAAGCTATATCTTCTGCCACGTTTCTAATTGAAGAATAATTCATAGTTAAAATTGTAGTTTTCATATTTAAAATCTTAGGACTATGACATTAATAAACTATAAAACAGAAAAAAAATAAAAAAAAATATAGCTTAACTTACATACCCTGTTGTAGAACCTGTTATTATATTAGTTACAGCGTCAAGCACTACAGGGTTAGCATTAAAGGCTGAAACGTAGTACGCCTTTAAACCGCTTATCATGTTAACCAATGCAGGCCCACCGCCTAACCTATTTAAAGCCCTAGCAACTTTAAGTCCAAAACCTTGATATATTGCCCTATTTGGCCCAGTTATTCCGTACTGCGATAAAACTGCACTTACATTTTCATTTACACTCGTAAACTTTGGTACATGAGTTTGGTAATTTTGTTGTGCAACTGACGAAACGTTTGTTAAAATTGTTGAAGCTACTGTTGGGTTACTAAACGCCGTAAACTTGCCTTGCCATTTCGAAAACCTTTGTGAGTAAGACCTAGGTGTTCTTCCCTTTGCCATGTTTCTCCAGTTATAATCTTATTTTTCTAAAATAAAAATTGACACGGTGTATATATAATATTATGTATATGTATTGTTTTTATTGTAATTAGCCATTTTAAAAACTATCAATAACTAAATTTTACTTATTTGTTAATAGTAACTATTTTCAATGTAACACAACAAGTACACAGCACTATATTCCTAATATATTATATATAGCCCGCAAAAATTGCATTTTTGGTCTTTTATTTAAAAAATATTTTCGCTATGAAATAACAAACACGCAGTACTATATTCCTAATATTTATTATATGCCTAGTTGTAATTGTACTAGTTACTACCAATATACATACCTATAATTTACCATATCTTGGAACTGGAAGAAAAGCATTTAATTACAAAAAACATAACCATAAATTATGGATGAAATTGTTAAACTTGAATGTAAAAAATACACATTTCAGCTCTTTAATTGGCTGAAAATGCGTTATCCCGACTATGTTTATGATTATATGGTTTTAGAATATGAAAATTTAGTGTCTATAAAAATCAAAATGAATATTACAAAAAAGAAATATGAGAAAAAAGGTATAGGAATTTTACATTATATTGTAAAAGCTTTCAAATATCCACAACATATAAAAATAAATTGGCGTTATAACCGTAATATGTTCAACATCGTAGTTTTTTGCGGTGAAACTGAAAGAGTATCATATATGCTCCAAAATGAGAATGAAAATATTTAAAAAATAAAAAGCTATAAATATGTCATACTTTTTATAAATATATGGTGAAACAATGCAAGAAAAGAGAGAGAAAATAAAGGTAATTTTTGGAATACAACTTGACAAAGACTTAAAAACAAGACTAAAGCTGTATTGTGCTAAGAAGGACATGACCCTAACAAGTGCCATTGAAGAAGCTATTGAAGAATATTTAACAAGAAGAAACGCATAAATTTATTTTTTACTTTTTTTCATATAAAGGTACACATTTTTTATATCTTTTTTTGTTTTCGGTACTAGTTTTATATTTATATCTGCATGCCTTGGCATATTTTTATGTATTTTAAAATAATCAAGCCGTTTATTTGTAAAAACTAAAACATGATAATGTAAACCGTGAAAATTTGTAGTATATTCTTTTACGCTTATAAAATGTGCATTTTTATCATGATTATAGATATATTTTCTAAATTTTTTTACAATAGGAATAACATCTGAAAATTGATAGTTAGTGGTAATAGTAACAAAATATGTAAAAAAATAAAGATCATGATACCTAAAAACTTTACTACTGTCCACACCAAAAAGTAAACATATGACACTAAAATATAAAACACAATCTTTTTTAAGTGTTATACAAATTTATATCTACTATGAGAAAGAAAATGAAATATATCGAACTCAGAATACCAGCAAAGTATAAACAGTTTTTTTATGAAAACAGACAAAAAATTCTCGAGGAAATTGACAAATTGCTGACTAATAAAAAACAGTTTCAACCAAAAGACACCTATGACATATACGATGAGCGTGTTTTTTTAACAGTTGATGAATTGTATTACCAAAAACTAGAAGAATTGTCAAAAAAATATAAAGTAAAACTATCGAAATTAATAAGGTCTATATTTTTTAACTTAAGTTAAATATTTTTTTTCTACTCTCGCTTTTCTAACTAGCATATTATATATATTTATATTTGTCATATTATATATTTATAATTAGGAGGTCAAGAATGGCTTCCCTCGAAGAAATAATAAAAAACTTGGGCAAGGAAGCGAAAGAAAAAGAACAGATAGCGACTAGAGTGCTAAAAATTAAGGGCTTGAAGAGAATAGTAGTACAATTAAATGCAATACCACAAGACGGAAAAATAAGATATAGTATGACAATACATAGTATAAACAATTATAGAAAACAAATAGGTATTACTGCAAATGACGCTGAAGACTTTTTATTAATTGG